GAAGAACTCCAAATCATTGAAATTGACCTTTTGACCAATCGGCGTGGTTGGAAGATGCTGAATGAAAGCAGTGATCATTCCATCCTCGATACTGGCAAGACTGTATGCACCAATGACTTTGGTTAAGTCCTGAAAAAGACCACCATCAGAAAATGCGTAAATGAACCCACTATCATCAGAGAGTGTTGTGGTATCCGGATCGTAAATGCGACCGTTCGCAGTTGGTTCGCCTAATTTCAAAACATCAATTTTCATCTATGTCTCACTTCGCTCTTGTTCTTCCTATTATTATTTCTTTTGGAAATGTTTTTCAAGAGGGAATTGAAAGATTCGGGCGATTTCGTGACCCCAATTCGAATTGGATCAGCGGTTGGTGTTGCGAAGGTGATGATCTGGATAATGTGCGGATTGGCGGTAAGGTATTCTTCCTTGACAGAGTTGGACATGAAGTCCTCGAACTCTTCGCCTGTCTCGTTATTCCTGAATGAAAAGGTTGGCATTGGCACTCTCAAAATGTTCGTAAATTTCTTTCCAACCACCCACGCGCTGGATGGCTTCGTGCTGGAAATCTGAATTGTAGCTTTGATCGATCAGGAAGGTTTTCAAACCGATATCATGACCGTCAACGGCGTTTGCTGGCAAGTCTTCAACCCAACCGGCATAACCTTGTCCCTCGAACTTCTTCAAGGCGTCGGTCTTCTTTTCACCGATATCGAGAAACACGAAATCGTCAAAAATGTCGCCATAGACGCGCTGAAGGTTGGCGATACGAAGCTTACAGGCGCTATCGAGCTTGGATAGCGATGTGACGACCACAAAGCGATAACCGAGTTTGGTAAGCTTGTAGATATATGTTGTCGCATCCCAATCGGGAACCAGATCACCGATTGCGGTTGAATGATTGAATGCTTCGATATAGGAAAAGACTTGGTTTGATGGAATACCGTATCGAACGGCTAGGTCATAATCGGATGTATCGATTGTTATCAGACCGTGGGTATCGCTCATGTAACGTTCAAAGCCGTCTACCCAATTCAACAGAACGCCATCAACGTCTGTCAAAATTACCTTATTATATGTTGTCAAATTAAAATATAGCCTCAATATGGCGATAGGCGGGAATGAACCGCCTATCTAATGTGTGTTTCAGTATTCGTCTTCGTATTGAGAATTGTCGTTGGAAGCATCGTCGTGGCTACTCCATCGGCTGGAGCTTTTCGCAGATCGTTTACCGCGAACGTCGTTTTTGTTGAACTTACGACCGCGAGCGTAATCGTCTTGGTCGAAGTCTTCTTCATCGTAACTTTTAAAACGTGCCATTATTCTTGAGCTTTCTTCGCTTTTCTCTTAGCGGGTTGTTTATTTGATTCAGTGTCGGTAACGTCTTCAAATTTCTTTGGAATTACGTCTCCGAATGCTTCATTTATAACCTTTGCGGATAATCCTGTCAATGGCTTTTGTTGAATCATTTCACAAAGAAGTTCTGCATCGCCTGCATCAACTGTTTCGAGCATTTCGATGAAAACATGTTCGCGCTTATATTGGCTCATGTTTTGAACATCTTCACCCTCAATCAAATATTGAAGCTTGCGCATCTGGCGATAAAGCATGCCTTGGGAATCAAGGTGGACAGACGGCGTGTAAGGTGGCTTGGTTGCCGGGACAAGGAACTTGATCCGGTCGGTATCGTAGGTGCAAATCAAAAGCTGGCGAAGCGGAAGGCTATCATTGGAACGGAGCCAATCAACCTTTTGAGCGTCGGTCTCCAGCTTTTGTGCTTTCTTTACGATTTCAGAAATCGATAACATTTAATATTCTCTCTTTGTCTTAGAAGTCGGCAATCGCTTCCATCAGGTTTTTCAAACGGTTCTTCATGAAATAATTGATCAGGTTAGAACGTGTTCGAGTATTAGGTTCCTGATATTTAGCAATAATTTCGCCTTTAAGCTGTTCAGGCACTTTAGACAAATCGATAAGCATTTCATTGCGTCGGAAGCCGCGCAATTCGATCTCTTTCATGAAATCGGTACAATAGTCCCAATTTTCGATGCGCTTCTGTGTGACCGGCTTCTGTCTTACTCCCATGACGAAACAATCGTCCTGAGACAGAATGTTGGGTATGCCGTCGCCGGTATCACCTTTCAAAATATGTTCAAACAGATAGCGTTCAGGGAAGGCGTGGGTAAGTTCTCGCTTCTTGACCGGATCGTACTGAGAAACATTCGAGTAACGCTGTAGCTGGAGATAATCCTTGTCGCCTGAAACGATCAAAATCTTCTCACTGATCGCAAGGTCTTCATCGCCATATGCATGGCAGATCGTCCCGATGATGTCATCTGCTTCACATCCTTCGATCTGGAGGAAACGATAAGGGAAGTGTTCGTTCAGATCGCTTTTGAAATTACGCAAGCAAGCGTAAACCTTCTTCCAATCGATGTCTGATTGTTCCTTGGCTTTCTTGCGAGACGCCTTGTAATAAGGGAATACGCTCTTGCGCCAATAGCTATCATCGTCTGCGCATATGATCATCTCGCCATAATCCGCCGCATACTTCTTACGGATTGCCCGGATAGAGTTGAGCGCCATATGACGAAGCATGTCTTCATCGAAGTCCATACCGCCACCATTGGAAATATTGACCATGAGGTTCGCCGTGAAAATCTGGCTAAGGTCTAGTAAAATCATTCACTCACCATCCAGAAAGTCGTTGACGAGCAATTCCGGATTGTCGATCTCGAACAGTTCTTCGCAAATGTCTTGAAGTGGGTAATATTCGGATTGAGTACGATAAATCATCGACTTCACGCCTTCGATCACCATCATCAAATCGTAGGCAGTATTGGGAACATCACGGATATCAAATCCGTATTCATTGAGAATTTCGGTAAGCTCGAACGTGACGCTTAATGTGACGTTGTCGATATAATCATTGTGGTCGCCATCAAAATCATTGGGTACAAAATCAACGAAGGATTCTTTTGGCTTCTTAAAATCTTTCAGGTAAACAATATTGGTTTCTGGTAGTGTATCTTGAATTTCACTCATTAAATTCTCGTATATATGTCCTTTCGCTTAGTAAATTTTTACGATTAGCGTGTCTTCATTGATTCTTCCGGTAGTGGAAGACTTCGCGGTTTTCAGTTCTTCTAAGAGTTTCAGCGTCCTTACCTTTGGAGCTTTGACGAATTCACCTATATTCTCTGAAGCTTTTCTAATGGTCTTTTTGAAAGACTGTTCTAAGTCAACGTTCTGTACTGTCGTTCCCGAAATCGTAAACCCGGTTTTCGATGATGACACCAAATAAGACAGGGTGTTGTATCGGGTGTTGAACAGATATGCGATTTGAGCGCCGACAAGCTTTTCAGGGAGAGCCGAAGTCAATTTCAGTTCCGTGTCTTCCTTCTTGTATTTAACCTTGCTCACAAGCTGCCCTGCCGACTTCACCTTCTTCTTGCGCGGCTGGCGAGTTGCCTTCTTACCGTTTAAATAGGTTTCAGCATCCGTGACAATCGCAGCAATGAACTTCGCATATTCCTTCAATTCAGTTGTTTTGAAATGAGAGTATGCTTCTTTAAGTTGTTCATCGGTTTTCTTGGCTATTGCCTCGTTAAGCTCTTTGGATAGCGGGCTATAATATTCCAGAACTGCTTTCGCACAAACGGCTGGAACCTCATTGTTCTTCAGGTCGGAATAGAGCGAAAACGTCCCTTTCAATTCCTTCCATGAATCGATCACAGCTTCCAGATCGGAAATGATCTGTTCAGATCGTGCTTTGACGATTGCCGCTGGATTTGTTTTGGAAACAGAATTAGCTCTTGATTGTTTCTTGTTCTCACGACCATATGACAGGATTTCATTTTCGATCTTGTCATTGAGCCACTTCATTCGAGCTTCATCGAATTTCGCGCCATTGGTATGCATTTTACATACCGTACCGATGGTCAGGCAAGAGCGCCATGTTTCGGCTGCACTAAATTCCCGGTAGGCTTTATCGGAAAGGTTCTTCTTGACCCATTTGGAAATCCAAACGTTCGCGTCTTTCCGGGTATAGAAATAGTTGTAATGTTTGAGGTTTTGTTTTAAGGCGATTTCCAGATCAATGTTGTCAAATACGACGATCTCTTGCCCAATGTATTTTTCATCCGCCCGCTTCGATGTTACCACCGTGCGGGCAATCTTATTTGCTTTCTTTGTAATTGCCATTTATCTAATGTCGTTGAGGATCGCGGTCCACTTAATTTTAAAGGCAGGAATGCCGTGGATATCGCTAATCAAATTTTGTTTAATTTGTCTGGTAGAATGGTTCCAAATATACCCGTATTTAAGACAACTTTCAACATAGATTTTCATCATTTGAAATAATATCTGCGCATGCGTGTTTGGGTCTGACGTGTATTGATACATGATATTCAACCCACGAGAAGTTTCAGGCAATGCACCATAGTTTGGGTGGATGCAATCAAGACCGGCACCCATAGCCTCAATCAATGCCAGACATGAGGTTTCTTCCCATATGCTAGGATATGCGAAACAATGCATGTTCGGAAGTATCGATCTGATTTCTTCATTTGAGACCGCGCCATGATAGTTGATGTTGGGATGATCTTTCAATGATTGGAACAGAGGTTGGTATGGAGCATCGCGCTCTTGCCAGCCGTAGACGCCAAATGAAGAATAGACATCCAAAGAAACGTGATCTGGATACATGTTCGATAATGCGGCAAATACCGGATAAAGTATCTCCAGCCCGCGATGTGGCGTCGTGTGGTAGACGAACTTGATGCGCTGGTCAGAATTGCCCGGATGGTCTCCAAAGGCTTCCATGGCGTTATAAATGACCACCATATTCGATTCAGCCGGGATGTTGAAATATTTCAAGAACCGCTGGAATTGATAATCGGATACGAACACAATGGCGTCAAATCGTGAGCGAAATTCAGGATCGGCAAAGATTGCGATTTGCGGGTCTTCCGGAAGATCGTGAAGATAGAGAACGTGCTTGTATCCTTCCATCAGGTTCGATGGTCTTCCAAAAATGATTTGGACGCCCTGTAGCAGTTCTTGATCGACATTGGTGAGTAGACGTTCAGCCATCATTTCCGTGCCGCCTCGGGCATTCTGTGTCATTGCATCGCGCTCTATGCGACCGTCAACAATCTCTACCATCATTTTTCTCCTTGAATAGAATATTGGTCAATTCGACATTGATCGATTTGTACTCCCAATACCCACGAAATTCAATCCTTCCTTCGTCCCATGTCTGTGGAGGAACACGAACGAATTCTGCCCAAACCAAGCAACCGATACCGAGACCGATTGCAACAGCATCATTGTAGATTTCTTCTGAAAACGAATCTAATTCGTCCTGATCACATTCGATGCTCGCCGGATAGCAGGGAAGGATTGAATCTTCCCCGTCGATATAGAGAACCGCGAATGGTGAGTTGAGGGCTTCCCTGATTTCGTCGTCTGTCATTTTCTTAAAATCTCTTTTGGTTATAAAAAAGCCGCCCCGGAGGTTATCCAAGACGGCTTCAATTTCATTCACTGATCAGTGAGTGGATTAGGCGACGGAAACCGTTTCGCCGTTCACTTCCTGAAGTGCTTCCCAACGGAATGCGCGCCATTCGCCAAGACCGTTATCGAAAACGGACAGAGAAGCACCGGAAGTTGGAGAAGCGGAAACTTCAACGCCTTCAACATCCAGAGTGGCGTTCATCACACGAACCGAACCATCGGTCTTGGTGAACTTCAGGGCAACTTCGCCTTCCTTGAGAAGATTGACGATTGCAGTGCGATTAAGTGTAGACATGTGTATTTTCCTTATATGGTTGTATCGATTGGATCAAAATATTCGACAAGGTGTGAGTGCCCGCCGATTAGAGTTTCGCCTAGAAAAATCTGAGGCACGGTTGTTGCGTCTGGATTGCGAAGCAACAATTCATTTTTGACGCCCGGAAGAGTGGTGTCACGGTAGTCGATTTCAAATCCCTTCTCTTCCAAGAGAGCTTTTGCCTTTACGCAATATGGACAATTATCCCTGCCATAAAATGTGAAGACAGTATTTTCAGTATCAGCCATTCGCCTTTTTCTTTTTCCCTTCGTTTTCACTGCCGTAGATCGAATAAGCCTTGCGTTCCTTCGGAACACCCCACTGATCGTTGGCTCGAACCTTGATCATGCGGCGCTTGCGATCTTGCTTGTTTGGATTTTCCATCGTAATCCAAGGGTTCTGACCCTTTTCATAGGCGCGGATAATGTTTTCGTACTTTTCAATTGCGGTACGTTCGCGGCGAACGGCATTCTTGGTCTTGCGAGATACGGTAGAGTGAATGCCGTTCGATGTTTTGGATACTTTACCAGATTTGTTAGACATGTTATTTCCTTTTGAAAATGTATTTTAGAGAGAAGGACCGACTTTGCGAGACTGTTCGTAGAGCTTGTGAACAATGCCGTATTCGACCAGTTCACCGCTTTCAACTTCAGACGCCGTCTTCTTGATTTCGGCTTCCAGATCATCCATGATCTTTGTCTGTTTGGCGATGTAAGTTTCGAGCGCCTTGCGACCGGCACGAAGATACTGGAGCGCATGCGCAAGGTTAGAAAGATCAGAGTTGTTCTTCTGCGCATCGACTTCTTCAGTCATTTCAGCAAATGACAACTTCTGTGAGACCTTAGTCATTAAATATCCTTTCGATATGTGTGATGGTGACGGCGGCGGGATTCGAACCCGCGATACTGAGTTTTAAAGGTTCGTGCCTTAACCACTTGGCTACGCCATCTAATTTTGGAATTTTGATAATTTAAATTATTCGGTTTCTGATGTCAAACGTTAAATTGGTGTTCGGTCAGAATTTTTATCAGTGAACAGGAATAATTTGTCTTCAGGCTTATAGGTGCCATATTGACGTTCGGCATTGATGCGACCGCGAAGATTGGTCAATTCATGAGTGAAAGCCTTGACTTCCTCTTTCGTTTTGAAAAGACGATGCAGATATTCACTATCGTTCGAAAGGCTATCAATTCTCATCTCGATATTCAAAGGAACGTCAACCGGCTTGGACTTGCCCGTGATGACATATTTTGGTAACGAACGGTATTTGGTGAAACTATAAGTGCCATCTTTGTTCTTTGAAGCAAAAAGATGATATCCCTTAGTATCCTTCTTCGGTTCCAAAGTATATTCGTAATGATATCTACCATAACT